CATCGGTACGCCCAAAGGCAGAAACTGGTTCTACGATCTGTACAAACTGGGCACCGAGGGAGATGATAAAGACTGGAAAGCGTGGCACTTCACCACCAAAGACAACCCTCTGATCGACCCTGATGAGATCGAATCAGCCAAGAAAACCCTATCTAGCTTTGCCTTCAAACAGGAATACATGGCCAGCTTCTCCAATGCTGGCTCCGATGTCTTCAAAGAGGAATGGATCAAGTACGGGGAAGAACCTCAGTATGGCTCCTATTTCGTGGCCGTCGATCTGGCTGGCTTTGAGGAGGTTGCTAAACAAGCAGCCAACGCCAAGAAACGCCTGGACGAGTCGGCTATAGCAGTGGTCAAGGTCACTGATGACGGAAAATGGTTTGTTCAGGAGATTGAACACGGCAGGTGGGACATCAGGGAAACTGCCGCAAAGATCCTGATGAAGATGCGCGACTATCGGCCATTGAGCGTTGGGATCGAAAGGGGTGCTCTAAAGAACGCTGTTTTGCCTTATTTGAGCGATCTAATGAGGAAGAACAACATCTACTCACATATCGTTGATTTAACGCATGGAAATCGCAAGAAAACAGATAGAATCGTGTGGGCGTTGCAGGGCCGGTTCGAACACGGCAGGATCGTTCTGAACAGCGAAGAGAATTGGGATGACTTTGTTGACCAACTTCTGATGTTCCCAGCCGTGGGTGTTCACGATGACCTACCGGATGCACTCAGTTACATCGACCAACTAGCTGTTACCAGCTACTTTGAACAGGAAGATGATAGTTGGGAGCCTGTGGACGTAATATCAGGAGTCTAGTATGGATCAAAACGAGTTCTACGAGCCGACAGAGAACGATAAAGAACTGACGGCATTCGTCGTAGATCACTGTGATCGCTGGCGTGATTACAGGAACACCAACTACCTTGATTCCTGGATGGAATACGAGCGTATCTTCCGTGGCGAATGGGCTGCTGAAGACAAGATTCGTGAATCCGAGCGCTCCAGAATCGTCACTCCCGCTACCCAGCAAGCCGTTGAAACCCGCCATGCTGAGATTATGGAGGCAATCTTTGGTCAGGGCGAGTTCTTTGATATCAAAGATGACCTCAAAGATGTAAACGGCAATCCTCTAGATGTGTCTATCCTCAAGGCACAACTGATGGAGGACTTCAAACAGGACAAGATCCGCAAATCCATCGACCAGATTGAGTTGATGGCAGAGATCTACGGCACTGGCATTGGTGAAATCATCGTCAAAACCGAAAAAATCTTTGAGCCTGCTACCCAACCCATCCCCGGACAATCTCAAGCAGCCATCGGGGTGGTAGAAAAAAACAGGATCGCTGTTAAGCTGATGCCTGTCAACCCTAAAAACTTCCTTTTTGACCCCAATGGCACCTCGATTGACGACTGCATGGGCGTTGCAATTGAGAAGTATGTCTCTATCCACAAGGTTGTGGAAGGCATTGAGAAGGGCATCTACCGCAAGGTCAACATCACCCCTACCTACGAGGACAGTGATCTTGAGCCTACACAGGAACCAAGCCAGTATCAGGACGAAAAAGTTGTCCTCCTGACCTACTATGGCCTAGTGCCTAAAGAATACCTCATGGAAGAGGATACGGATACCGTTGAACTCTTCCCTGATGACTCGGCTGTTGAAGATTACACCAACATGGTTGAGGCCATCGTGGTCATTGCCAACGGGTCCATGCTTCTGAAGGCAGAAGAGAACCCGTACATGATGAAAGACCGCCCGGTCATCTGCTATCAAGATGACACGGTGCCAAATCGTCTGCTTGGCAGGGGGACGGTTGAAAAATCCTACAACATGCAGAAGGCTATTGACGCACAGATTCGTAGCCATCTGGACTCCGTGGCCCTGACAACTGCCCCAATGATGGGTATGGATGCCACTCGGCTACCACGGGGCGCAAAATTTGAGGTCAAACCCGGTAAAGCCTTCATGGTTAACGGGAATCCAGCCGAGATTCTCTACCCCTTCAAGTTTGGTCAGAGTAGTCCTGAAAATCTGGCTACGGCTAAGGAATTTGAGCGCATGCTTCTTCAGGCAACGGGCACTTTGGATAGCCAGGGCATGGTCAGTCAGGCCGCTAGAGATGGTGCCGGCATGTCTATGGCCGTTGCAACGATCATCAAGAAGTACAAGAGGACTTTGGTTAATTTCCAAGAGGACTTCCTGATCCCTTTCATCCAGAAAGCTTCTTTCCGGTACATGCAGTTTGACCCAGAACGGTATCCGAGCGTTGATATGCGCTTCATCCCTACTGCAACTCTTGGCATCATTGCACGGGAGTACGAACAGCAGCAGTTTATTGGTCTACTTCAGACTTTGGGTCCGAATACGCCTGTACTGCCGCTGATTTTGAAGGGAATTTTGAACAACTCTAGCCTGACTAACAGGTTTGAGTTGATTTCAGCCCTTGAGCAGATGAGTCAACCTGATCCGCAAGCCCAACAGCTTGCACAGGCTCAGCAACAGCTTGCTCTCCAGGCAGCACAAGCCCAGATTGCAGTGCAAACGACTCAGGCTGAGCAGAACCGTGCTGAAGCACAGAAGTTGCTGACCGAGGCACAACTGATGCCTGAGGAGATCAAGGCAAAAGTTCTGTCAGCATCGACGAAGAACCTTCCAAATGCTGACGATGTAGCCTCAAAAGAGTTTGACAAGCGAGTCAAGATTGCTGAGTTGATGCTTAAAGAAGAAGACATCAAGAACAAGAGCAAAATTGTTGAGCTTCAAATGGCTGACAAGGCTAATCAAAGCAAGAAAGATGAGGACTTCCTCAAGAGCATCGTTGGCCAATAATGGATGCCAAAAAGATTCTTCTATCAGGTGCGTCTACTGATGCAAAGTTGTCTGCACTGGCAATTTTGCTCAGCAAAGAGCTGCCTGATCTAAAAGCTACTGTTGACAATGTACAGAAGCAGGTTGGGCCGAGAGGTGAACAGGGTCCAAAAGGAGATCCTGGCAAAGACGGCGTTGACGGAAAAGATGGCAAAGACGGTAAAGATGGAGTCAATGGTAAAGATGGTGTAGATGGCAAAGATGGCTCTGATGGCATCTCAATTGTCAGCACCAACATTGATTTCGACGGCTCTTTGGTAATCAAGTTTTCCGATGGTCAAGTTGTTAACGTAGGCGAAGTAGTTGGCGAAAAAGGCGAACGAGGTCCACAGGGCGCGGCGGGTGTTTCTGGCGTAGATGGAAGTATTGGCCCCACTGGACCTATTGGCCCACAGGGTATTAGCATTACAGGACCGACCGGGCCTACTGGCGCACAAGGAAATTCCATTACTGGACCTACTGGGCCGACAGGTGCTGATTCTTTTATCCCTGGTCCTACAGGACCTACAGGCGCACAGGGGATACAGGGCAATATTGGCCCGACAGGACCAACCGGCCCTACCGGGGCGCAGGGCTTGCAGGGCGCCACTGGTCCCACTGGAGCGCAAGGCATTCAGGGAGCTGTGGGTGCTACTGGTCCAACCGGACCACAGGGGATAGTTGGACCTACTGGCCCAACCGGGGCACAGGGCGAGCAAGGCATACAAGGCCCAACTGGTCCGACAGGCGCACAGGGCAATATTGGGCCAACCGGCCCCACTGGACCAACTGGACTACAAGGTAACGCTGGTCCCACCGGACCTACAGGCGCTCAAGGAAATGTAGGCCCAACCGGACCAACGGGCGCTCAGGGTATCCAAGGTGTTGCTGGACCTACTGGCCCAACCGGGGCACAAGGTATTCAAGGCGACGTCGGACCAACGGGGCCAACTGGCGCAGCTAGCACGGTTGCCGGTCCAACAGGCCCAACTGGTGCGGCTAGTACTGTGGCGGGTCCAACCGGACCGCAGGGCGTCCAAGGCATTACTGGTCCGACCGGACCCACCGGAGCTACTGGATTAACAGGTGCAACAGGACCAATCGGACCCACAGGACCAACAGGCTCAACTGGTTTAACCGGCCCTACAGGACCTACCGGCGCAACAGGTGCGGATAGCACTGTTCCTGGCCCTACAGGACCGACTGGCTCGCAAGGAGTAATTGGTCCTACGGGACCAACAGGACCACAAGGCGCAGCAAGCACTGTTGCGGGTCCTACAGGTCCTACAGGCCCAACGGGAGCAGCTAGTACAGTGGCTGGGCCTACAGGCCCTACTGGAAGCACAGGACCGACAGGACCTATCTACGGTAGTCGCGTTGTTGCTGTTGCTGATGGCACATCTATTACGATGAATGCTGATACTACCGATATGGCGACCCAGGCCAATACACAAGCAGCAGGGACGTTAACAATCAATGCGCCTACGGGAACGATTGCAAACGGTCAAAAGATCATGCTGCGTATTACCAGCACAAACGTACAGACGTTTTCATGGAATGGTGTATTTAGCGGATCTACTGATTTGACATTGCCAACAGTAACGACGGGATCAAGTAAAACCGATTACCTGGGATTTATTTATCAAGGCACGACATTAAAGTGGAATATCATTGCTAAAAACTTTGGATTCTGACCATGATTAAGATTGACTTTTCATTCGACACCAAGTTTGGCAAATTTGCTGATGCATTGCATTTGCCTGATGACCACACTATGACCGACGCTGAAATTGAAGCAATGAAGCAACAGCGCTTGGACAACTGGCTGGCTATCGTTGACGCACCGCCTCAACAGGAGGCATAAATGGCGGCCAGATATTGGGTTGGTGGTGCTGGCACTTGGAACACCACCAGCACAACCAACTGGTCTGCCTCATCTGGCGGGGCCAGCGGCGCGTCCGTTCCCACCGTAGCGGATAACGTCTTCTTTGACCAAGCCGGAACCTATACCGTCACCATGACGGGCGCTTTGGCCTGTCTGGACATTACTGTTTCTACTGGCACTGTTACGTTTGCCACTGGAACAACACCCACGCTTGATGTGCGGGGGTCAATGACGCTGCTGGCGGGGACGGTATGGAGTTCTACCGGCACGATCACATTTACATCTACCAGCACTGGTAGAACAGTTACCACAAATGGCGTTACGCTTACTGGTGGAGTGACATTTAACGGTGTCGGAGGCGGATGGACGCTTGGCAGTGCTATAACAACATCAGGGGACTTTTCCCCAAATGCCGGAACCTTTGACACATCTTCAGTTAGTAACTATACCGTTACTTGTTTTAGATTTGCCACTTCTGGCGTACAAACAAGAATTGTTAATTTAAATGCCTCAACAATAAATATTACAGGTATTGGCGTATCCGCACTTCAAGTAACCGGGTCTGCTCTTACTTTCAATGCCGGAACTAGCCAAATTAACTTGACTAGCGGAGTATCAACGTTAGGAATTACTGCTGGTGGAATCACGTTTAACAATGTAGCGTTTACAGGCACTACAAGCATTACCAAAAGCATAAGCGGTGCAAATACCTTCAACAACCTGTCCGTTACAGGCCCCGCATCCGCAGGCGTAGTTACAGTCACCTTTGACTCCCAACAAACCATCAACGGCACACTGTCCACCACAGGCACGGCGGGTAATAGGCGGGTGTTCTTTGCATCTGCTACCTACGGCATTTCTGTTGATCTAGTTGTAAACAGCGCACCAAGCCTGACAGACGCAGACTTCCGTGGTTTGTACGTCAGGGGCACTGCTGCTCCCATCAGCGGCACACGCATTGGTAACAGGGGTGAGTGCAGGGGCATCACGTTCAGTACGCCTAAGACGGTGTATTTTAATTCATCGGGAACTCCAAATTGGAGCGCTAATGTATGGGCGGCAACATCAACAGGCACACCATCAACGGATTATTTCCCGCTACCACAAGATACAGCGACTTTTACAAATAGTTCAACAGCAACAATTGTTGGTCTTGATACGGCTATTGCGTATGTTGGTAATGTAGATTTTTCATCTAGAACGTCAGCAATGACGTTTAATTTAACTGCGGCGACTACGGTTTACGGTTCATGGGCAAACGGTTCCGGCATTACGTTTGGCGGCACATCCACACTTACCTTCTCCGGCGGCGGCACACAAACCATCACCAGCGCAGGTAAAACATTTACTTGCCCCATTACCGTAGACACCTACGGCGGCACAGTTCAGCTTGCTGATGCGCTGAACATTGGTACGCAAACGCTGACGATTACAAACGGGGCGTTTGACACCAAAAACTTCAACGTTACCGCTGGCTCTTTATCATCCAGTAATTCCAATGTAAGGACAATTTCACTTGGCGCAAGCACTGTAACCTTATCTTCTACTTTAGGTGCAAATTTTACTACAATAACAAATTTAACATTTAATTGTGGAACTTCCACAATTAACCTAAATTCTGGAGGAAGTTTTTCAACACTTAATAGCGGTGGGCTTGTTTTTTATGATGTTTCTTTTGGAGCAACTGGTTCCGTTACATATACGTTTACCGGCCAAAATACGTTCAGGAATTTGACAATAGCGGCCCCTTCGACGGCTGGCGTGGTGATTTTACCTATTGGGGCCAATCAGACCATTACCGGCACACTAACCTGTGCTGGCGCATCCGCAGTACAGCGCATTTTTCTGCGCTCTGACACCATCGGCACTCAGCGCACAATAACAGCAGCGGCCATCTCAGCCACTGACTGCGACTTCCGCGACATTAACCTTGCTGGCGCAGCATCAGGCGCATCGCCCACACGGGCAGGGGATTGCGGCGGCAACGCGGGCATTACGTTTCCAGCAGCTAAGACGGTGTACTGGAACCTTGCTGGCACTCAAAATTGGACTGCCACGGGATGGGCTACATCGTCAGGCGGCACGCCTGCTATAAATAACTTCCCGCTAGCGCAAGATACTGCGGTGTTTGATAACGCGGGTTTAGCGGCAACAATTGTTATTGATTCTTCCATTAACATCGGAACATTTGATGCGTCTTTGCGTACCAGTGCAATGACACTGACTGCCAATACATGTTCTGTTTATGGAGATTGGAAGTTTGGTACAGGGGTTACTTCCACCAGTTTTACTGCGGTAATTTCCTTTCAAAAAAACGGCACCTCAATTATCACCAGCAACGGCGTTCAGTTTGGCTGTCCTGTAACTATCAACCACCCATCTGGTACGGTACAGCTTGCTGATGCTTTGTCTTTAGGGGCCACAAGAACCCTAACCCTGACTGCAGGTACGTTTGACGCTGTCACTTATAACGTGACGACGGGGTTGTTTAGCAACAATGCAACCACAAACATCTTAAAGATGGGATCTGGTACTTGGACTTTGTCTGGTACAGGTACTGTTTGGGGTTTTAATTCCACGCCAACAGTGATTGCTGGCGTATCTACAATTATACTTTCTGATACATCAACAAGTGCAAGAGTTTTTAACGGTGGAAATGCTTATTACAATAAACTCACAATTGGCGGGGCAACAGGGGTTTCGACGCTTAATTTTGCAAACGCGAGTCCAATATTTGGAGAGCTTGCTTCTACAAAAACTGTCGCACATACAATAACTTTCCCAAACAGCTTTACAACAACAGTTGGCAAATGGTCGGTCACTGGCTCAGCTGGTAATGTGGTAACAATTAATTCAGCGGTTGCCACCTTTCCTTTCACCCTCTCCATCGCTGGCCCTGCCAACTCAGGTATTGATTACCTGTCTGTCCGTGACTGCACCGTAGATACAGCAAGCCCCGGTGAATTTTACGTCGGCGCAAACAGCACAAACGTATCGGGCAACACCCGTGTCATCTTTACTGCAACACCTGCCGCTAGAACGCTTTACTGGGTGGGCGGTACAGGCAACTGGTCAAGCACAACCAAGTGGTCAACATCATCCGGTGGCGCATCAGGCGCAGCCATCCCAACATCCCTTGATGCTGTTGTCTTTGACTCGCTGTCTAACGCCACAGCCTACACAGCCACGATTGATGCTGGCGTAACGATTGCCCGCTGTGCGTCTTTCACAATGGCTGGCCCATTGACGGGTAACGTAACCTTTGCTGGCACGGTGGGTATCGCTTTCCACGGTAACGTCAGCTTTGCTGCCACGGGCATTACACGGACGTACACAGGCGCAATGCAGTGGGCGGGCAATGGTAGTTATACGTTTACAACCAATGGGGTGACGCTGGCCTCTTCTTGCACTGTTACGGGGGTTGGCGCAACATGGACGTTGGGCAGTGCGCTCAATATTGGATCGGGCTCATTTACGGTTACATACGGAACATTTAGCACATCTGCGAGCAATTATGCCTTGACTACAGGTAATTTAAACTCATCCAACGTAAATTTAAGATCAATTTCATTAAACGGATCAACCCTTACGGGTTCTAGCGGCTCTATATCTTTTGGCGCAACAACTACAAATTTAACATTTAATGCCGGAACTTCCACAATAAATCATGGCGGTTCTGGTTTTGCGTTTCAAGGCGGAAATCAAACTTTTTATAATGTATCTTTTACACAAATATCACCATCGGGTGGTTCAAGTATTAGCGGGGTAAATACATTTAATAATGTGTCATTTACAGGATTAACTTCTGTAGGCATTAGCACAATTATATTTCAAGCTAACCAAACCATCAACGGAACACTGACACTAGGTGCTGGTACTGCTGCGGCTTACAGAATATTTCTAGCATCAGATACTATTGGCACACCCCGTACATTGACAGTCAATTCTTTGACGGCGGGTGCGGCGGACATTGATTTTAGAGACATCACAATCGCAGGGGCCGCTGCACCTATCTCTGGTACTCGGTTTGGTGATTGCAAGGGCAATAGCGGGATTACGTTTCCTGCGGCGAAGACGGTTTATTGGCGCAATTCAGCTAGCACAAGTTGGGGGACGGCTGCAACTGGTGCTTGGGCTTTGACAAATGGGGGAAGTTTTGACGCTACTGCGTTTCCTTTGGCGCAAGACACAGCGGTTTTCCTATCGTATCCGTCAAGCGGCAACTCAGTAACCATCAACGCCAACTACAACATCGGCACCATAGACATGAGTGCCCGTACTGCCAACACGATGACGCTGGCAACGGGTACGACCACACCTGCGATCTACGGCAACTGGATCAATGGGACGGGGACGACGCTAAGTGGTACGGGGACGCTGACGTTTGCTGGGCGCACAACACAGCAGATCACGAGTGCGGGTAAGTCGTTTACACAGAGAGTAACCGTTACTAGTCCTTCTGGGAGCGTTACTCTTCAGGATGCATTCACAACAACTTATGCGGCGGCAGCAGCGGGCTTAGGTTTAACAGCAGGCACGTTTGATGCGGCAACATATAACGTAACCATCACTGGCGCATCAACCGCTTCGTTTGATTCTACTGTTACAACATTGGCGCGAACTGTTGCAATTGGCTCTGGCACTTGGACAATTTCAGGGACATCCGGTTGGAGCGTAGCAGCTACTAACCTCACCGTCACCGGAACCGGCACGATCAGCCTAACTAGCGCAAGCACCAAAGCATTTAATGGCGGCGGCATTTCTTATTCCGGCATCACTCTTGACCAAGGCGGTGCTGGTACGTTGACCATCACTGGTAACAACACATTTAAAAACATTACCAACAGCTACAGCGCAACGGGTGCGACAACAATTGCTCTTGGTGCGACAACCCAAACCCTGACAAACCCGTGGACAGCAACAGGGGCGGCAACCCGTGTATTGACTGTTAGCGGCACATCCGCAGCATCACCGGGCATGTTGATCTTCAGCGGCGCAGGTACAGCGGCCAACGTGGACTATTTGAACATCAGTAATGTCCGGGCGTATGACCTAGTCAATGAATGGTACGCCGGGCCAAACTCCACCAACAGCGGCTCGCTGGGCTGGTACTATTCAATTGCACCTGCCACAGTCACATACTATGGCAACTTCTTTGTTTTTTTCTCATAAGATAAAACATGAAAATAGCTGTCTATGCGATCAGTAAAAACGAAGAACAATTTGTCCAGCGGTTTTGCGATTCAGCTAAAGATGCCGATTTGATTTTGATTGCAGATACAGGATCAACAGATAAAACTGCTGAAAAAGCCATAGAGTGCGGGGCTAAGGTTGTTGATATTTGCATAAAGCCTTGGCGATTTGACAAAGCGCGGGATACGGCCTTGGCATTGATCCCCGGCGACTTTGACGTTTGCATATCACTAGACCTTGACGAAGTTTTAGAACCTGGGTGGCGTGAAGAAATTGAGCGAGTATGGCAAGCCGATACAACTCGGCTGCGGTATAAATTTGATTGGGGCTGCGGCATCAGTTTTTTCTACGAAAAAATTCACCATCGGCATGGATACCATTGGCATCATCCAGTCCATGAATATCCTAGGCCCGACGGCAGGATTACCGAAATCTATGCCCACACCGATAAGCTGCTAGTCAGCCATCACCCGGACCCGACCAAATCGCGTGGGCAATATATGCCCTTGCTTGAATTGGCGGTAAAAGAAGACCCGCACTGCCCTAGGAATGCGTTTTACCATGCTCGGGAATTGACGTTTTATGCCAGGTGGGATGAGGCAATTGCTGCACTGCACAAATATCTAGCAATGCCAGAAGCCACCTGGGAAAACGAGCGTTGCTACGCTATGCGGCTATTGGGCAAAAGCTACAGCGAGCTAGGAAACACCGTGGAAGCGCTTAAATGGCACCGTACAGCCGTTGCCGAGGCTCCCAATACCCGAGAGCCTTGGGTAGAGCTTGCCATGCTGTGCTATAGGCTATCAATGTGGAATGAGTGCCTTGCAGCGGCTGAATCGGCACTACAGATCAAAGATAAAACCTTGGTCTACACGATGGACCCATCTGTATGGAC